ATATCGGATAGAGAATACCATTCGCCTTCTTTCATGGCATCCTTTACCTGTTTGTTCAATAAGTCATAGAATTCTATACTCCTCTTTCCATGCTTCTTGCGAATGTAATCAAGATGTCTCATGTCGTTTGGTTCTGCGTACTTCTCAGCAAGGAGTTCAAACTCCCTCATTTCTGAGGACTTTACTAAGTTAAACCAAGTCATTCATCTTCACCGAACCTATATTCTGCGACTGGAACTTGCAGGTATTCCTTTACCCTTGCAAACTCCTCATCGAAGCATGGATTGTCATAAACAAGAATGTCATCGAAAACAATCTGACTTGGTTCAATTGTCTTACTTGTCTCATACACCTTAGCACCGGGAGGTGCGCCTAGTATAGTCAACATCATAGGGCTGTGGTCACCTGCTGGCCTATGTGTTTTTGGCTCTGCCCTATATGGAATTACAATAACCTTCCTCACCCCTCTATTCGTAAAGCAAATCCAACTGACCGACAACTCTTTTGTATCTGTGGAGTATATTGCGCCAAATTTAGGCACTATCCCCTTTTCCATAATGGAATATAAATTACGATATGGCGTAGCATGGTAGTATATCTCCTCTTCCTTTAGAATAGAATACCAACTCATTCTCTCACCTTCACGTATATGTTTTCCAATGCCTTTGTTCCAATAGATGCATTGGTATATTCTTTTCCGATAGGCACAAATCCATTGTCATACAGGGAATTGATTACCGTCTTCCATATAGCAAACTCCTTCATTCTCCTCAGAACTGCTTTTGTTTGTTGTAACTTGTCTGGTTCTGCGGAAAGCATCTTCTTCTCCATTATTGGTTTTATTTCATCAAGTATCTGACTCAACAAATATTCCTTATTTGGTTCAGCAGTGCTAGACCATTCACTCACGCTCTCCCTTATGTATGGGGCTAATGTTGTCCCTCTCCAATACCCTCGTAAGGGCATCTTGAGAACACTATACCATCTCAAAAGAAATCACCAATCTCTACAAGCCATGCATCTAGCGGAGTAGTCGCTTCTCTTACAAGAGGAACAATTGTGCCTTGCTCTAAACGACTTTCTCCTTTTTCCCTTTCTCTTGCCAGAAACCGTTACTCCCCTTTGGCCCCAGTGGACTCTCTTATAGCCACCTTTACCATTAGGAACACACTTCATCCATTTCTTTCCTTTGCGAGTAGAAGATGTCTTCTTGGTTGCCCTAGTGCATCTATCTGATTTAATGATATCAAACCATGACATTTACTCATCTCCTTTTCTTAATACATGAATTCGTCTATATATCTACGAACCATTTTCACAAATTCTTCGTCTGGTTCCTTGTTCAAGCCCATCTCGTTAATTACGCTTTCTTCAGTGACAGGTTTATTGTTGGCCTCTAAGTATAGAATTATATTCCTCATCAAAGCATCATAGTCTTTGGGTTTATTCTTGCTTCCCTTCGGTCTACCAGACCTGCCTTTTCTGCCTAGATACAATGGATTGATTATTTCTTCTCTTAGTTCCTCCTTACTTGGGTTTCTACCCTCTCTCATCCTAAATCTAGAACGGGCTTGAATCTTCTTTTTCTTTCCTTCTGCCATGTCTTCCGGGGCAAATCTCTTTGCATCGGCTATTGCGTCTTTTCTTGATATCTTCAATATACTAAACCAAGTCATCTCATACTCCTCCTCCATTCATCTTCATCAAAGTCCTTTGGATTTGTTTTTGGAGAGGCATCCATATCTGTCCTCTCCTTCATTTTTCTAACTATATCTAGCATTTTTTGATTGGCTTTTACTCTATGACCCAATACTTCTTCCAAGTCCTTCATGATTTCAAAGTCTTGTTGTTCTCTGATTATTTGGTCAAAGGCACCAAATAACTTTGTGATTTCTAGTTGGTGTCTTCCTAGTTGCTTAAGGATGATTGATACAATTCCATAATACTCTTCAAAGTCTTTCTTCTTCTTTATCTCATCCTTCCAAGTCATTTCATCCTCTCCGTCTTCTTCTTACTGGATTCTTTTCTCGCTAGTGCTACTTTATGTGCGGCATTGAGTCTTTTCTTTGTATCTGGGTCTTTTGCTCTTTTAGCCGCTACTCTTGCTCTTTGTTCAACTAAATTGATTATTTGTGATTGTCTTTTGTGAGATTTATCCTTGAACGCAGAACTTGAGAATGTTTCTCTCACATCAGTAGGAGTTTTAAATTTAACAGGAACAGTGTCTTTTGGGTTTTCATCTGTATAGAGTCTTCTAGTAGAACCCTTTGGCTTTTTACCTGTTCCCTTCCTTGGTTCCTTTAGGACAGAATACCATCTCATCTTGACCCCTTCCTCCTTTTGTATGTTTTACAGGCTGAACAAGTTGGCCTACACCTTCTCTTTCTTCCCTTTGATGCATCCTTTCTACCACAAGGCTTTGGTCCGTTTTTACTTCCACAACTAGAACAGTCAATCCAACCCCCTTGTGTTTTCTTTCCCTTTCCTTCCTTACCGCCTCTTCTTGAGAACCATCCATGTAAACCAGATTCTTTCTCTCGCTTGAAATTATCTCCTTTCTTGCTGAGTATGTCGGTCCATTTCTCAATCTTTGTCGTGGAAAGATATGCTTCTGCAATCATCTTCCCTACTTTCTCTCCTACTTCTATATCACTAGGAAAGTGATTACCCATCTGAACCCTTGACCTAGATATCTTAGCGGCCATCTTGTCAAGTTCCTCTTTCTTGTCTGGGTATCTCTCTCCCAATACTTCTGCCAAAGCATAGGCTTCTATCGCATGACCACTGGGAAATGAAGGACTATCATCTGTGTCTGTGATAGATTTTATTTTATCACTGTATTCATATGGCCTTTGTCTACCATACTTCATTTTGAGTTTGATTGTGTGGATATCCACATCTTCTATGAATCTCTCCCAGTTATCTATGTCTTCATCAACGATGTCTAGCATCATCTTGTGGTTGTTCTTATCTAGGTCATTCTGAGTCTCATCATCCAAATCGTTATTCTCAACCTCATCCAAAACCCTCTCTATTTCGCTTTCATTGGAAGGATGCTTTAATTCTGGAAAATTGACCTCGAAGGATGGCTCTAAGTTAAGAAGTCTCTTTTTGTCTTCGGGTAGTTCCTTTACCCACTTAGACTCTTCTTTCAGAATAGACATCCAGTTCATAGTAATCATTTCTTCCTAGATACCTTTCCTCTTCTGCACTGAACTATATACCCAGACTTGTATGCTGAACTCTTCAGACCATATTTCTTATCTGCTAATTTAGCACATCTATCCTTTTTCTCGCCCTTGCTATTATGTGTCCGTGTAGCCTTTGCTTTTACTAAATCAAACCAATCATTCATCTCAATCAACCCATACTTCCTAATTCATTTAACAACCAATTGTCTAAGCCTTTCCTAATCTTATCCTCTTTATCCCCTGATATAGTATAACTCAACTCAAATATCGGTGTTTCTCCTAAATTTATTTTGAATCCCCTAGATATGTCAGAAGCATCCTCTCTATCCTTCAGTATTATCTCATATTTATAATCACTGAGTTTATCGCCTGTTGATTCCAAATACGACTCCAATGCTGGATAGAAGCCTCCACCCGTTTCTTCTTGCATCTCTTCTGTGAGTCTTTCTGTTTCTGGCTCTAATTCAGCAGTCTCTTTTGGAGATGCCCTCTTTCCTTCTTCAGTAACATAAAAAGTCCTACTTCCCTTTGTTAGATTTCCTAGATAGTTCTCTACGGCAGTCTTTATCACTTTTAGAGGAGCATTGCCGTCTTGACTCACGAAGAATAATACATTGATAGGCTTAGAAAAGATGTTCATTTCTGCATTTATTTTAGCCCTATTAGACGGAATTGTTTTGATATACTCCTCTACTTCTTGTTCGGTTTTATCTATAAACACCATAGGCTCCATGTCCCTTTCTACTACCTTCAAAGGAAAATCTCGTATTTCTTTAGAGACAGCATCAGCATATTGCTCTACTATTTCTTTTGGGAATGGCAGATTATTTATTCTCTCGAAAGCCAACATAATCTTCCTTACCATCCTATATCCTTCGGTTCCCATGTCTATATCTTCACGTAGCCCCTGTGGAAGTTGTATTCCTTCTGAATTAGTATATTGGAATTTGACTCTCTTTGTGTAAAGACCATCATCAAAGAGATTCTCACTTTCGTCACTATTATGAAGTTGGAAATATAATTTACCTGTATCATTCATACCATCGAATTTAAATTGATATTTTCCTGTGCTACTTATCACTCTACTTCTAGGAGGTTTGGGGTTTATTGTTGGTGCAGTCGCTCTTTCCTCGCCTATCAATGCCATAGTGTATTCTTTTGGAAACCCTGCTTTTCTCATTTCCTCCGGTATTTTTACTGCAAACACCCCATACACTTCATCATAGGAACTAGAAAGTTTCTTTATTATGGTAATTCCCAGTTTCTTTCGGTAAGTCGGAGAAAAACCTTCTCGATTTATTACTGAATCTTCTCGATTTATTTTTGCTTGCACTTGCCTCTCTAAGTCCTTTATGTCAGCAACCAATTCTCTAAACATTTTTGTGGCATCGTTTCTCAAAGGTGCTACTACGGAGGTCAAACTAGAGAGAGGAACCGTTTCCTCTAATTCTCTACCTTTTTCTATAATGGCATCGTAGCCGGAGTCTATTACTGCTCTAAATTGCTTTAGCCAATCACGGACATTAACTAACTTACCGTTCTCAAATTCCACAAATGACATTTGCATTTTTGCATCATACATCATATTGATGTTTCTTGTCATCGGGTACATGATATTCTTAGGTAAAGCCTCTTTAGGCACTTTAGCCTTTAATATCTCACTCCAACTCAATACTTAAACCTCCCATAATGCCATAAACCGTTTATTATAAGAAAAGGAATCAATATAAATTCTATTATCTTCCACATATTACTCCTCAATATTAACCTTCCATCGTTTTAGTCTTTCTTCTAAAGCGTTTAATGTCTTATTTCCTCTACCTAAGAATAAACTTGTCATCTTTGGAAATACTATTAGTGTAATTGTGCTATTATTTCTATCTATTCTTATTCTTTTTATTTTATCATCTAATCTTGCCTTTTCGTAAAAAATTCTCACCATATTTTTGAGGACTTTATCTGCTATGGAGTCGTTTTTTACAACTTCCTGCCATGTCATAATATATCAGACCTTTAAAACTCAAAAATTGGGCCGTCATTTATTTGCCACTTGCAAAATTTTTTATGTTAATTTAATTCTATTTCCAGAATAAGGTATTGTTTTAATGTTTTTTATATTTATTTTTAAGTTTTAATCTTTTTTAATTGTTTCATAGTATAAAATACATGTATTTCTTTGTATGCGGCGGCGTTTTTATTTATAGATTAATTATCAGAATAGGCCGTAGAGATACCTTCTCTATGGATGCCATTATAGGCGAAGCATATTAATGTAATGTTAGCAGAACTAAATAATTATACCACCTAGAAATAAAAACACTGTTAATATCAATAAAAAAAATTTCTGCCTCACGGCCATATGGTCATGGACCTTACGGGTAATCTTTTTGGGAAGTTCAACCGTTGTCTAAGCCGTTTCACTCTAACTAAGCGTTTCACTTTATACAACGAGTTTCACTCCCAAAAACCACACAATACTCGTATTGCTTTACCATATGGTTGCCAATAATGGATTTATGGTATGCCTCAAGAATTAGGTCGGCCCGTTACACTTCGTTGATACTTAGCGTATATTACACGTCCCACCATATGGTTGCCAATAATACAAGGAGTGAGCCGGGGTAAATATCATGGGCGAGCGACCAAGTTTATGGCTTACCACAAAACTTACGGTTGACGGACACTTCGTTTCAACTAAGCGTTTTGACCTTACAACCATATGGTAGTCTACACTTTGTATCGTAGAATACCTCATTTCTGAGGATTTACATCACCTATTTCAACGAATCAACGTAGGTTTTGAACCGTTGATGGCTGAAATTAGGGTTTGTTACGTCTAACTTTCTGAGAAGTATGCTCATCTGCTCATCGGTTAGTTCTAGTTCTGCTGCAATCTCGGCAATCTTGTTAAAATGCCTTCTTTGGAACAAACTCATACTGCCAACCCCTGCTTAACCTTGCATCCATAGCAAAGGCCAATAGTATTATTATTCGATATTGGTTTATTACATCCATTACACGCTTTCATTCTATCATCTCCTTATCAGAACCAATCAATAAGACTGTTCAATTCATGTGTTTCAATCTCTAAGGCTAAATAAGCCTTGATACCTTCACGTAATCGCTTGACTTCTTTGAGTAGTTCCTCCACAAAAGCCACATCAACAACACATTCATGTTTGCTGATTGAACCTATGTGTCTGTCCTCTCTATCTTCTCTTATCATTTCCAATTCTTTGTCTATGTCAATCATTCAATCATCTCCCATTACCAAATCAATTGTTTCTTTGGAACATTCATAGTTTGCACTAGATAGTATTTCAGTGGTGCAATCAACAGTGTATGTAATATCAGCATTGGATATTCGCTCAAGTGCTGAAACAACCTTCTTCTTGATTGTCTTCATATCATTTGCAGGAATAGAAACGATTGAGTTCTCTATATTCTTCCTGTCAGTAATAGTTTCTATCTCCTTCCTTATCTCAAAGATTAGCGAGAAGGCATCATCATTAATTCTTTGAATCTTGGTTGTTAGTTCAACCCCATCATCTACATAAACCAATGAAGGGTAAAGAGATGAATTTGACTGCTCGCCTTCAATATCCTCCCAATCCATGAATGTATATGCACCGGGAACATCTGCCCACTGTGTTTTAGTGGATTTTTCTGTTCTATTGAAATATTCTGCATCCCAACCATTCTCACACAAGTTGTTAACAAGTTCTTTGGCTCTAAATAGATATCTGAGAGTGAAGGCCAGTTTATCGTTGATTAGGATATCATAAGATGACTTGATTGATGTTACTTCTCTCAATCCATAGTCTTCATCATTGGGTTTGTCGTATTGATAGCGACAAATTAGTGATATGCCATCATCATGAAGATAAGATGAGAACTTTTTCATCAGAACAGGCGAATCCATCCATTCCTCGCTCTCAAATATTATTGTCATTGTTCTTCTGTAAAGTGTCATTCAATCATCTCCAAATCGTTCTTGTATTGTTGCAGTGCGTTTTTCATCTCAGTCATGACATCATCAAACGAGTCATCACTTGAAATGCGTAGTTTGTTAATCGCAAGAACAAGGGCTGACCCTTGTTTCATGTGTTTAACCTCCAACACATATTTTGGCTCTCTTTGTTGTATCGTTTTTGTTGCTGTTTCGTCCATTTGACTCACTGCTAATAGCCATACCTTTGCGCTTATGTGGTTATTGCTGAACAAAGTGCATAACCATATGGTCGTAGACCGGGTTAAAATTTAGTCAGTTCGCAGGAGGAGAAATTACGCTTTGCTTATACTTAGCGTACTACAATCTCTCCTCACTGCTCACGCTAAATTTATCGCTGTTCGCTTAACCATATGGTAGTAACTTTGATGGTAATACCATATATTTACACGTTGTTCTACCTACTATTGTCCGACTCATCTAGAGTAAGACCCCAAATCTGGCCTCGTTAAAACACAACCGAAAAACGGAGATGTAAGTCGCACAATGTTGCGCTATCAGAACAGGCAGTCGAAAATTTGGGGCATCTGATGTGTCTGGTAATTCCTCAAAGTTTCATACCATATGGTTGGCAGATAGGATTCCACGCTAAGTGGTCAATGAAGTGTCATTCTGCCAGACCACAAACGGGGTGTATATCATAATTGCATTATTGACAGCACCATATGGTCGTAGACCCTGTGGTATATTTTTCGGAGCAGTCTCAGGGCGATTGGCAACACTTCGTTTTGTACTCAGCGTACTGACTTCAATCGCCACTTCGACGCCCGAAAGAACCGCTTCACTGCGTTCTCTTCTACCATATGGTTGCTCATAATGGGAATGTGAGACATTCTCTCAACAAAAAGAGAAGGTCGAACATACACGTATAGTGCTTACCAGATTTTTTATGCTAATGTCAACGTTTCACTGAAACTAAGCGTTTTACTTCCATTACCATATGGTAATACTTTGATAGAATGACCCCGAAGGGTGGTGAGGGGCATTAAGCCTCACTCTTCTTCATCAACCCCCATTGATGAGTTTTGGTCTACAACGACAATGTTTCCATCGGCATTGAAGGACACCCAGAACCTCTTTTCGTTGTTCTGGGATTTTGCTGCGTTATATCCGTTGTTGATGAAGGTCTTTGTTTTCTTGACCATCTCATTTTGATATGCCAGTCGCCCATCTTCTAGACTTGAATATAGGCCACCACCAGACTTACCGTGAAGTCTTAGGGTTTCTGGAACAGTGTCGTAGAAAACACCTGCTGCCTCAAATACCATGTTTAGATACTTGTCAGCGTGTGATTTGTCCGTCACATCCATCAAAGACTGTCTGCCTCGCCCAATAGGAGTATTGGCTATTCCACTGAAAACACCAGCAATGGAAGCCCAATGCCTCTTTCGGAACTCAGTCTGAATATCTCCGATAGCGAAAAGGCCATCCGTGATAACCTTCCTATCTTGATATTCGGGGTTGGCCCCAAACCATTCGTCTATATCTGCCTTTTTTGCGTTCCACGCATTATCATCCATGTAATAATCTGCCATTTCTTTTTCACCTCGTTTAGTGTGAGTAATGCCCCTCACACGGTATTAGATAAGACACGTAGGTTATAGGGTGCCGATTTTAGCAAAGTATCACACCATATGGATGAGAAACGGCAGTGGTTTTTCTGCGATTGAGGAAGGATAAACGCTAAGTTACAACGAAGTGGCTGACGAAAGAGACAGAAAATCGAACCCAAAAAATTAATTTTGGGGATTTAAGACTGTATCTTTCTACCACCATATGGTGTTAACTCGTAGAGGATTGAGAAGAAGTTAACTGGAAATACGCTAGGTAGTAGCGAAGCGACCAGTGGACTTCCTCGAAATCCCCCAAAACGTCATTTCTGGATTGCATTCGCATCCATATGGTTGCAGTTCGTGATAAACACGGCCAACGGCAGTCGTTTATCTAACGAGACAAATGCGAGTTGCAAACGAGTTTGCCCGACTTTATATTCTTTTAGTCTGGTAGACCATTTCATTTGCACTTAGCGTACTATTCTACCATATGGTCATGCGTTAGCATAATGCACCCGAATTGAGGATAATTACGCCGAAGAACTTGACCGCCTTTTACTACAACTAGAAATAACGCTGTTACTTCTAATGTTTGCAGAATTGCATTAAAAGGCGTATTCTTCACCTATTACCATATGGTTTCGTACTTTGTCAAGAACCCCTTATAACCTCGCAAAATATCCTATTACTGCCCCCAAACGGCTTGAATTAAGACAGAAGGTGAATATGAAATGGAACAGATAGATTGGGACTCAGTGAAATACAAAGTGAACGTAATGTTGGATGCAGATAGCGAGATAAACGCTATTCCATCCGATGTTGTATCTCTAGCACGAATGCTGCTAGAGACTGGTGATAATAACTCGGCTACGAGAGAATCACTAACAACATCAATTAGGGGAATGCTAAAGCCATACCCCGGATATCCTTGGAGAAGGGGAAATCAAGGTTCTCTACCTGCTGCTGCAAGAGCAGTCGTAGATACAGCCTGTGAGGAGATTAGGTATGCTGCACACCGCTTCTTTAGCGAAACACAAACCTATGCTCAACCACTATTGCGAAAGCATGGCAAATCCAAAGGCTCGCCAGTATATGTTGATGCTGACGAATACGCAACAACCCTAGCAAAGAAGGCTAGGTCAAATGCAACGGCTCTCTTCAAGTCGGGAGAGTGGGACGGAACTCTAAGCGGTCTATCCGTTGTTTCGGTTTATTTGGAGGAAGAGGAATAATCCTCTTCACCACTTAATTGTATTTGGGGGCATTCTTGCGGGAGAGGGAATTTAGTTCAATAATGGGCTTATTCCCTCTCCCCACTTCTTCTGGTAATTATACTTTCAAAGCGCATAATACCATATGGTTCGGTTTTAATGTCATTTTAGGACTCCGCCGGGAGGCCGTTGCGCCGGGGTTATAAAGTCGGAGGCATGGCTATCTTCAGTAGTCGGCAATTTCAATTAAACACCATTCAAACATGCTTTCCGACAAATGGTGTATTTATCAGTATAAAAATCAATGGCCTAATTTGTTGTATAGTTAATTAGGCGTACTGGTAACAATGAACCAATAAGATGCTCTAATCATTGTTTTATGAGATATATCATACGGATAGTGATATGATTTATCCTATATGATATGATAGTAAGAATTACTTTCAGTTTAAACTGGCAAAGAGTTGCACACTTCTCGTTTCCATTCTGAGTGAGAATGAGAGGTGGGTAAGAGTTAGTAGGTTTAGATATAAGAAGTTATAATATATTATATATTTCTATTATTATCATTATTCTACTACTATTATTACACTCACCCCCTACCCCCCCC